TGGATATAGTGCTGGATCTGGAGCATCTGGGTCTAAGTAGTTACTTGCCGCTAAGTCTGCAATAGTACCTGCTGTTCCACTGTTAGCACCTGCTGTGTTATAACGTGCATCACTAAACAACACACCATTCTCTGTAGTTTGGTCTGTGCTATCTCTTAATACCCATTTCAATGTAGTTCCATTGTATTGGTAAATTACAGGATAGTTTTCTAAGTCTGCTGTACTAATCCAAAGGTCTCCGTTTACAAGTGCTGAACCATCTGACTGTGTAGTTGGTTGTGTTGCACTAACAATTGGACCATTTGGTGAACTGTTTGGGAACCCTGTTGAGCTATCTTGGTAACCTACCCAAGTAGTTCCGTTGTGTAACATAATATCACACTCGTCAACAATACTGTTGTACCATAACTGACCATCTAATGCTAATGCACTTGGTGCATCATCACCTGCTGTGTATGATAGTACTTGCCAATTCGAAGCCATATACTGTTTAGGATTAGTTGAATTGTCTGTTCCTGGAACATAGTATAAGTTTGCTGTACCTGTGTTTGCATTAACATATGGAGTAAATCCTGCTAATGTTAAACCACCATCGGTGTCAACAATTCTAATTTCTCCGCCATCGTTGTGTTCAATTGCAACTCTGTTTGAAGCATCTACACTTGCTACAATATTAGTAAATCCAGCACTGTTAATTTGTCCTGCAATTTCTTCAGCGTCTGCCGCCGCGCCTGATGCAGTAATGCTAACTGTTACTGGTGAACTCATTGTTGCTGAGTTTGTAGTTGACTCACTCATTGTAAATGTATAAGAAGCCGAAGTTACTTGTGTGCTAATTATTGCTGATGTAATCTTAGTAGATCCAGTAGCAACTCTTTTAAACAGTTTAAAATCATACTCTGGACTTGCACCTTCAGTAACATTTGTTTGAGCATAGTAAGTATCAACTGAAAGGTTTACACCTCCACCTGTTGAATCTAAGCCTTTTAATGCTGTCATGTTGTTTGCATACATTGGAACTGATTTGTTGTCCCATAGTTCAGTAGTACCATTCCATTCTTTAACATAAAGTTTAGCACCTAAGTTTGCGTCAGTAGTTTTAAACCAAATACTTCCGCTTGGTCTTGGTGTTGTGTCTGCTGTTTTAAATTCTGGAACACTTGTGTGAGCACTAATTTGTAATTGTGGTGCATTGTAAGTTGCCGCTGTTAAACCAACTTCAGCCGCTAAACCTGTACCGTCTGCAACTACAACTGCAACACCAGTTGAGAAAATGTTCAATCTGCTGTTTACTGCACTTGCTGTTATGCCTGTAATACCTGCGCCAGTAATATCACTAACAACATCTGCTAAAGTAGTTCCTGATGCTGTAATTGTGTTACTGTTAATAGTTAAAGTTTTACCACCTGTTACAGTTGGATTGCTTTCAGATGCAACCGCTGTAGGCCAACTTGCTTGCCATGCGTCAGTTCCAACTTTAACCCAAGTACCAGTTGTGTTTTTGTAGTACGTTTTGTTAATTGTAGTTGTTGCTACTGTTACGTAGTCACCAATTGCACCAACTGATGCTAAAGGATTACTGGTTGCATCTGTTGGATCAACTAATTTAGTTACATCTGTAATAACTGTAGGGGTTTTCATTGTGAACGTTTGTCCACCTGTAGTAGTAGCGGCGTTGCCGTTCCACTCAAAAATTCCCATTCTACTAATTTGCGTATCAAACCAGTAAGTTCCATCAGCCGGATCAGCCGCTGGTGCAGTAGCAGTTGCTTGAAGTTCGTTCAAGTCAATGTCTGCTCTTACAACAAATGCTCTGTTGGAAACTCCTAAGTATGAGTAAGCCGCTTGTAGACCATATTCATTAATCTCTGATCCATGAATTGGGTTATTGTTGTTATCTGTATAAAATAAGGGATCTCCAAAAGTTTCGGATAAATCTCTTTGTGAAGTAAGCAAAAACGGAACTCCAGCATTCGCTTTCGTTGTTCCTCTTGCTGTACCTGTTGCACTGGCGTTCGCTTTATCTTGCGCCGTTGCAACAAAAATCATTGGGGTAGTTCCTGGTTCAGCAGGGGTATAGAAACTTTCATCTATAACGCTGACCTGTACTCCTGGTGATACTAAGTTTGCCATTTGTTTTTCTCCTGTTGAACTTATTATATGTATTTAGCAACGTTGCAATAAAAGTATCCAAAACACCTATTGAAAAAGGGCATGAAAAGGGTAGGTAAATACAAGTATGAGACCTTTATGCAAGTGCGGTAAAAGACCTGTTGCTGTTAATTATAAGAAAGCCAACAAGACTTTTTATAGAACCAAGTGCGATATATGTATTCGCAACAAGGGTAAAGAACTGGGCGAACCAAAATGGTATCTTGCTGGTTATAGACAGAAAACGCATTGTGAAAAATGTAACTTCAAAGCCATGTATAGAGAGCAAATGCGGGTGTTTTATCTTGACGGTGATCTAAACAATAACAGGCCCAGTAATATGAAAACTATCTGTTCTAATTGTCAGATTGCTATGCAGAGAGAGGGGTCACGTTGGAAACAAGGCGATCTTGAACCTGATTTTTAAGATCTAATAACGTACCATTATTATCAATAGTCTGTGAAAACTTTGTATGTGCCCAAGCCCACTCAGATGCATGTACATCTTTAGGCTCAACACCAACATCTTGATATATTCTAAACCAGATAGGATCTTGTCCACGTTTTACACGCCAAACTTCTCCGTTTATTTCGTATAACATTTTTGCTTCATTAGGAAACCGTACATCTGGTATTACAAAGTTTGTGTTAGGATTGTCTATAATGTGCTTTTTAGTAAGACTTACCCAAATGCCATCGTAAAATCCATTACGCATACATTCTGTACCAAATTCTTGTAGTACAAGTCTTGGTGTAATTTCTCTACCTGTTTCTTGAGTCCAATATTGATCTATTTGCTCACGCCACTCTCTCGACTCATCAGTTTTGCCATCAAGTAGTGTTCTATCCCAATTGAACATAGCACTAACTGCGTCTTTTAGTTTATCAGCAAATGATATCTTTACAAAGTTGTGATTATCTATTAAATTTTGAGCGACTGTATCTTTACCAGATCCAATTAAACCGCAAATGCCTATTAGCACAAGTAATACTCCTATAAGTTTATTTTAAGTTATAGTATAGTATAAATTTATGCTTTTGTCAAGTACTTTTTAACCAATACTGAAACCGTAACCAACACCACCTGCAACCTGTAATTTTAGGTCTTCTTCAAGTTTGTCCATTTCAGTTTGTGCTTCTGCTTTAAGTGCATCACCATTTAATGTTGATCCGCCCTGTGGTCCTGCAATAGTAGCAAATTTACTACGTGCTTCTCCAAGCATAAATTTACATTTAGCAAGTGTATAATCTTTAATCCACTGCTTTGCAAGATAGTCTGTGAGTATTTGGAAATCTGGTCTATAATTGTATGCTTGAATTAGCACATTCTCGCCTGTTCTTGGTCTTTGTAATACAGTCAATTTCTTATTTGCTGTATTCCAAGTAAATTCAATAAATGAACCAAACATACGTCCTACAAGTTCTTGGTAACCTGCAAATAAATTGTATGTTGCTAAACCACCCATGTTTGAACTTGATAACAAATATGTATTTGTGTATGCCATGTTGAACGGTTCAAATAATGTACCGCCATCACCGCCTCCTGTGCGTGAACCAATTGAACGTCTATACAGTTGTCTAACTTCCATTACTTCGTCTGGTAGTATGTATTCGTTCTGATCAAGTACAAGATCAAGAAACATATATGACTCTTCAACAGAATTATCACTTCTTTGACGGAATTTGTCAAAGGCTGATCTAATGCCTATTTCGTAATGTTCTGGATCAAGTTCAACATCAATCATGCCTCCGCCGAGCATTGCTCTTACATAATCAAATACTTCTTGTTTTGCTGTTGTTATATTTGCCATAATCTTTCGTCTCCATTAGTATTTATGCGTTCGATAAATACAAGTACAATGCCGAGAATAAGTTTATACAAACCCGAGAAGGGCAAAGACTACGATTTCCTTGATAAGACTATAACAGAGATGTTTTCAGTTGGTGGAACCGATGTTTTTGTACACAAGTACTTAGGTCCTAAGAATCCAGACGAAGTGGATGCTACTCCGTCACAGCCTCGCTATGACGCTGTAAAGGAAACGAATATACAGGACATGCTATTCATGGAAAACCGTGATAGAAAGTATGATCCAGATATCTACGTTATACGAGGAATATACAACACCCAAGATGTTGATTTTGACATGAGTCAGTTTGGATTATTCTTAACTAACGATACACTGTTTATGACTATACCAATTAATTATAGTGTAAAAACACTTGGAAGAAAAATTATGCCAGGTGATGTACTTGAATTACCACACTTAAAAGACGAACATGCTCTTAATGATTATCAAGTAGCATTAAAGCGTTTCTATGTAGTTGAAGATGTTAACAGAGCGGCAGAAGGATTTTCACAGACATGGTACCCACATTTGTATCGTGTAAAAATGAAACAAATTGTTGACTCACAAGAATTTAAAGATATACTTGATTTACCAACAGAAGAAGGATCGTCACAAACACTACGTGATGTGCTTTCTACATATGATAAAGAAATGCAAATTAATAATGCTATTCTAAATCAAGCAGAAGCAGATTCACCACAATCAGGTTATGATACAACTAACTTATACACACTTCAAACAGATGCAGAAGGAAAACCAGAACTTGTTACTACTGATATTAGTACATTAGATGCAAGTACTGCTGGAGAGTTTGCAGATAGAGTTAATCAAACACCAGACAGAGAAGGTTATCAAGGTTACTTATTAGGTGACGGTATTCCTCCAAACGGAGAAGCGTTTGGACATGGCACTGGGTTTCCGACTGCAACAACTAAAGGCGATTACTTCTTAAGAACTGATCTTATGCCAAACAGATTATTTAGATTTGATGGACAACGTTGGGTTAAGATGGAAGACAAAGTGCGTATGGATTTATCAAATACAAATACAAAAAATACACACAAAACTGGATTTATTAATAATACAAACTCAGGAACTATTGCTGGTGAAACTATTACTGAACGTCAAAGTCTTGCTAACGCACTTAAACCAAAGGCGGATAACTAATGCAACATTTTTATGATGG